CAACGAAAAGCTATTGGCAGAAAAAACAGCCCTTACCGCTGAAAAAGAAGCCCTCGCAGCGCAAGTAACCACTCTTACTGCCGAAACCGAGAGCCTCAAAACCGAACTCAACAATCGCCCCGCTCACTCATTGCCAGCCAATGACGGCAAAGAAGAAGAGGTAAAAGGAGAGTTCGATGGCATCGTAGATATGAACGATGCGCACAATCAATTAGCAAATTAGTAAATTAAAATATGGGAAATACAATTAAAGCTACTGAAATTGCAAAAGAGCTCGTACGTTACGGCAACGCTCGTCCTATCGAACTCGAAGCAGCGATACTCTCTAAAGAAATCCTGCTAAACCGCTACGCCAAACCACTCGGCAAAGTAAAAGGCGAATGGCATATACCTGCTGTATTTATCAGCAATGTAGTGCAAGCCTTTTCCGACAAGTGGACGGGTGCTGGCGAAGTGTCTTTCAAAAAGAAACTTTTGAAAAACTTCCGTCAGAAAATCAACTTCCCTATCAACCCTAACGACATCGTTGGCAGTTGGGAAGAAGCTATGTACGAAGAGGACAAAAAACCTCACGAAATGCCTATCAGCAAGTTCATTATGGGGCTTATCACCAAAAAAGTGATTTCTGACCTCGACCTCATTAGTATTACGGGCAAGTACGATGCCACCCAAGTAGGCAGCACTACCCCCGATTATACCAAAACAATGGACGGACTTAACGAAGTGGTGAACCGTGCCGTTGCCGATACAAGCAACCCTGTTTTCCACATTCCTGTAGATGCAGGGGTAACAAGTATTGTAGACCGTGTTACTAAGTTCGAAAAAGGCTTGCCAGGGGGTGTGAAAGTGAAAACACTCTTTATCTCTCTCGAAGAGTTCAACGACTATGTAGAGCTACGCGAAACGCCTGCTAACCAATACATCGACTTCAACGATCCGCAACGTGGAAAAACCAAATACGGACGTGACTTGGTAGGTGTACCAGGATTGAAAGCTGGGCGTATCATCGCTTGGGTAGACGGTAACCTCTTCCGCCTATACGACCGCGTAGATAACCCTGCGCGTATCAACGATGTACAGGTGCAAGATTACCTCGTGAAAATATTCTCCGAATGGCACTTGGGCTACGACTTTGCCGTAAACCAATACCTATTCGTGGAAACCAACGATGCTCAGAAAAAACGAGGATTGAACAACGATGAGCAAAACAAGTTGTTCTACCCTAACCTCGTATTAGCTTAATTCACCAATTAGCAAATTAGCCAATGTGCTAATTTGCTAATTTACAAATCGACAAATTGAAAATTAATTACTATGGCAAAAGAAGAAGAAAAAAATACACCCGTGTCAGAAGCCTCTACCGAAAGCAACGATACACAAGCGCAAGCCCTCAACGAGCGTGAGAAAGCTCTCAACGAGAGAGAAGAAGCCCTCAACCGCCGTGAACTCGCACTGAATGAGGTTGAAAAACAGCTCAACGCGCGCGAGCAACAACTCAACCAATTGGAGGAACAACTCAACGGTAACCCCGAAGAACCAACAGCAGAAACTCCTCACAAAGGTCACGAGTTTACATTCCGCAATGTGAGATACAAATTTGCCGACGACGCGCCTCAAGTGTTGCTCATCGGCGGTGAAGCCCTCTCACAAGAAGAAATTGCTAATGACGAGGATCTACTCCTCCAACTCATCGGCGGACACTCTCCCCTTATTAACAAATTAACAAATTAGTACTATGGCAAAAAATTGTTTTGATAATGTCCCCCACGAAAGCCTCGATGCTTGTCCTAACGACGAAGTAAGCGGAGGCATCAGCACACGCATTTTGTACGCCCCTAAGGCGTTTGTAGATAAATGCGTATTGCCTGCCAATACCGGCGAACTCGGCAAAGCCAACACCATTGAAGACGGCAATCTTACCCTTATCGCCACCAAGAATTTCAAAGGTATCGATGCACAGATAGACGAGGGAGAACTCAAAATCACACTCGTAGGCAATGCTGGCAACAAAAAAGCTAAAACCGAGTTAGAGTTTAAAATAGCTCGCTTTAGCGATGTAACCCTCGACTTCATCAACCGTTACAAAAACGTACCGATGATATTCGTAGTCCCCGATGCTCAAGGCACTCTATGGGTCATAGGCACCAAGATCAACCCTGCTTATATGGATACTGCCGAAGCCACTACAGGCAAAAAAGCCGAAGATGATAGCGGTATTACCATCAAAATCATCACAAACTCTAAACCGTACAAGTATGCAGGAACAATCGCCGAAGCCTAAGACTATCACGAATGACGAGAAGCAAATAACGAATGCCGAATTACAAATTGCGAATGATTCGGCATTCAAATCATTGCTACCTAATGGCACTGCCTACTTCACCAAACCCAAAGAATTAGGGGGCGGTTTGGAGGCAGTAGATTTGAGTCGTATTCCTTACAATGTCAAAAGCCTATACATCGCGGGCTTTCCTTACTATGCTTTGCAAGAAGAAGCTGCCGAGTTATTAAAATCACTCAGCACCGAAACCCTGCAACAACTCATAGAAAAGAAAAAACAACAATACCCGCCCGATGTCCCTATTTTGGAACGTGCCTTGGCATTGAAAAAAACTGCTCAGTCCTAATGTCTAATTACCGAGAACAATACAAGCGTTTACTCAGCGAGTACGAACGCCTTGGAGGCAATCTTCAAGGCGTTCCTCGCTTTTATTCATTGGAGAACGAGGCAAAGCTCAAAGCAAAACTAAAAAGCCTCACCCCCCGTTCCCCCCTCTCCGAAAGCGAGGCGAACAATCCGAAAATCGACAACAAGCCCGCTGTTCACTATTCACTTTTCTCTGTTCACTTAATCTCCGACTATCCCCAAGCCCTACATCCTGTATACCTCGCCAAGAAAAACCATTGGCTACAAGCCTGTTCGCTCAAGCTACAGCTTAACGCCCTCCCAGCCCATCAAGAAAGCCAAGCCCGCGCTCTACAGCAACAGCTATGGCAACTATTCGAGGAAATGGACGCCTGCGATACCGTACTCGACCATTGGAGTAAGTACAAACGCATATTGCTCCCCTCCAACCCCACTCAAGAAGAAGCGTTAGACAAGTTAAGTCCTACACAACTCGTACAACGCCTGCACACCCTGCGCAGCAATATCGTATCGAGAGAAAAAAGCCTTATGAAATGGAGACTACAAGCCGCCGAAAGCGAGGAAGAAAATTTTACTTTGATAGAAAAAATATTCAGAAAAACCGAAGAATTAAAGCAACTAAAGCTGTTAGTAAAAACAATTGAAAAAAAAATAGAAAAAAGTTGCTAAAATATTTGCACAATGATATTAATATTCGTATCTTTGCACCGTTAATTTAAGCAAGATAAAATATGAAGTATTCAGAATTGCACAAAAAGCTAAAAGAAGCGGGTTGCTATATCATACGGCAAGGAGGTAATCACCCTATTTGGTATAGCCCGCTAACAGAAAAAGAATTTGCGACAAGCAGGCACGAAAGCCAAGAAGTGAAAACGGGCACACTGAACAACATCTTAAAAACGGCAGGGCTTAAAAAATAAGCCCCTGCCTATCACAGTAAATAAAATGATAATATGGAATTAAGGAAAACAAAAGTAAAAGCCATTATCGAACGTGGTGATGATGGTTCTTATGGTGTTTATTTAGAGAACGACGAGTTGAGCTTTGGATTAATGGGTGAAGGGAATACAGTAGCCGAAGCCATAGACGATTTTCTAACAGCACGTGACGAGATGAAAGCCTATTACAAAGAAGTAGGCAAAGAGTTTCCAGAATTAGAATTTGTATACAAATATGATACAGCTTCATTCTTGGAGTATTACAGCAAAATTATTTCATTGGCGGGTTTAGAACGCCTTACAGGAGTAAATCAAGGGCAATTAAGCCACTATCTTACTGGTAGACGCAAACCAAGCGCAAAAACTACCGAAAAGATACAACTTCACTTACACGAATTTGGCAAAGAATTACAACATTTAGAATTTGCTTAAATTAACATCTAAATTCTGAATACTTTAGGCGCAGTCGTAATGATTGCGCCTTTTTCTATTTCCTCAAAAAAACTTCGGAACTTGTCCCTTGAGATTTAGGTAAGGAATACCTCCCCTTAGCTAATACCCTAATTGATAATTATTCATTACAGAGGCTACTGTCCTTTAAACAGCAATAAATCACCACTATCTTTGCGCCATTATTAACCCATAAAACTAAATAAAATGGCAAAATCTAAAGAAAACCTTTACCTCTATGGGCTATCAGGTTCTGTAGGCAAACAAATGGTATTCCGCAATACCGCACGCGGTACTATCCTCGCCAAAAGTCCCCGACACACGGGCAAAAAAACCGAACACCAAAAAGAGCAAGGCAAAAAATTCCTCAAGGCAGTAGCCTACGCCAAGCAAGCCCTTGCCGATAGTTCGCTATCTGCTATCTACAAAAAGCTGGCTGCCGCCTCGCCCAACAAGCTATCGGCTTACAACATTGCCGTTGCCGACTATCTCCGTCCGCCAGTAATTGAGAACATCGACACTACCGCCTACAAAGGAGCGGCTACAGGCGAAAAAATACTTATCACCGTTACCGACAATGTGAAAGTAACCACCGTGAAAGTGCGTATTGAAAACAACGACGAGTCCGAAGTAGAGCAAGGCAACGCCACCCTGCACGAAGGCAAATGGCTCTATGTAACCACTGCCACCAATGCTTCAATTACAGGCGACAAAGTAATCGTAACCGCCACCGACCGCCCCGGCAATAACACCACCAAAGAAGTAGTGTTGTAATATTTAACAATTAATTTTACCCCCCTAAATTTGCGGGGGTAATTTTTTTTTTGTAATTTTGCAATGTGAAACAAAAAGAGTATAGATATGGAAACAACAGCTAACAACACAAAATATCCTTCAGCTGTAATTGCTAATTGGTTTTTAGAAAAAGAGCCAGCAATGAAAAACGATATAATGAAAGTGCTCAAACTGGTCTATATCGCTCACGGGTTTCATTTGGCTTTTAAAGAAACTCCACTTATTAAAGAGAATGTACAAGCGTGGCAATATGGTCCCGTTATCCCTGAATTGTATTTTAGGCTCAAAACGAAAACCTTAGGAATTACCTCTGATTACATAAAGGATTCCGAAAAATTTGAAAAAGATGAGCATATTAAAAGCCTTTTGGAGGCTGTTTACAGAAAATATGGCAAATATACAGGAGGAGAACTTTCTGCCCTCACCCATAAACAAAATACCCCTTGGGATATAACCGTTACTCGCTTTGAATCGTTGATAAAAGAAGATATTATCAAAGCACACTATAAAGAATTGTTAAGAAAAGCAAAGGCAACTAACAACTAGAAGTAATGGCTATAAGTAATAATGATTTTTCAAATATTGATAGTGTAGACCCTGAATCAGAAAACAGTATTTCACCCTCGGCAATAGAAATACTAACCCCTGATGAAAAACGCAATAACCGAGAAAAAAACCACGTACATTGGACAAAAATAGTATTTATTTGGGGGTTAGCCATTAGTGCCTTAGCTATTTTATTAGTAATTGTACTCCATTTGTTAATGCCAACCTCTTGGCGATGGCTCTCTGTTGATGATGTAGCCTACCTAAAAGGGCTATTTGTTTCGGGTATGGGTGGTGCTATCCTTACCAAATTTGGAAATAAAATCGCTGAATAAAACTTATATACTATATGGAAACACAAAAACCAAACCCCTATTTTGGTAATACACTTAAATCTCAATTACCAAAAGACTTTGTTCAACTTATCGACAAAGTAGAACAACTAACCCCTGAAGAAAGAGAAATCTTGCAAACCGCTATGATTCGTTCCAGCGAAAAACATTTAGGAAAAATTTCCAAGTACATTTCTTTCTTCTTTTGGCTTACACTCATCGGGATTGTATGTACAATTATTCTATTTTTACAAAACACTAAATAATTCAATATGAAAAAGTTTTTAATTATCTGTACTGCTTTAGTTTTTGTAGCTTGTAAGAATGAAGAACAAAAATTAAAAGACAATGTTAAATCTTTGCTTTTTGAGTATTATACTAACGAAATAGCAAAAGATAAAGATGCCTCTCAAACAGTTTTAGACAGTGTAGTGATTACAAAAATAGACACTGTTTCTGACTTAGCTTTAGCTAAATACAAATATACTTATTTTAATAGTATTTTCGATCAAGAAAGTGCTATTGTAAAATTAGAACAAGAGAGGTTTAAATTACAAAGAGAATCCTATGAGGGTAGTAGTGAAAAGCCTTCCTACTTAGAATTAGAAAAAGAAAGAATCAATGAAAAATATGAAAAGCTCAAAATAATTCTTAACAAACAACAAGAAATTATTGAGCAAATAAATAGTAAAAAATTAGATTCGCTAAATTTCTTGTTTTACGCCGTCGACGCAACCTTATATACAACAGAAGAGAAGACTACTGAAAAAAATCTCAAGACACTTACTTTTGTTACTAAAAATCTAAAAATTAAAGATTTAGGCAAAGAGTTTAAAAAAGAGTTAAATTATTAATTCAAAAAATATTCAAAAATAACCTGCAATTTCCTTGCAGGTTATTTTTTTTTGCGTACCTTTGCACCGTCAAACTAAGTGTTGCTGTAAAAAATCCAGCAAATCCATCATTTTATTTACAATATAATCCGTGAAGGTGTGCACGTTCAGTAATGGCGTGCAAACAATCTGCTTAACAGCACTTGGTTTGACAGCACCCACTCACGGATTTTTTAATTTTTTGTATTATGTCAAACCAAGAATTTTTAACCACAGAAGAGCGCGAACGCCAAAAAGCAGCGCGCCGTCGCTTCCGCGAAATCGTTAAACAACGCTGGCAAGAGGAAACACTTAAAAACCTCTCCAAAAAAGCACTCAAGAAAATCAGTAAAAAAGGAAACCCTGAACCCGACCTTATGCTATTAGCCAAAGAGGTAGGAGGCTCCTTACGCGTGCGCTTCAGCCAAGGGCTATGGTACTTGCACTTCACTTTCTTTGGTAAAAAGGTAGAGAGCGCAGCTCCCACCCTTACCGAGGCAATCAATGGTCTTATTATCAACAAACACTTAAACAAATAAAACTATGAAAACAAGCAACAAAACCCCTCGCGCCTTGAGCCAAGAGCTCGGCATAAAACTCTCAGAATGGACACAAGAAGTAGCCAACTATTTCGATGTATCCAACAACAAGCAGGAAGAACTCTTCAGCTTGATACGCATTTCCGAAGATCCTTCAGATAATTTTAGCAAGGAGGAACGCGACACTATCCGCAAAGTGCTTTCGTATATGCTCTCTCTTTCGTTTATCGTATTGAGAGAAAAACAGCAGATAGAAGAATTTTACGAAGATTACAACGGCTTTTAACTCTTACCTAAAATGAACGACTACAAAGAAATCCTCAAAACATTACTCTTGCGCTATTATTCTCCACAATTTGCGGGGAGTCTAGCAAAAGCGTATCACACCACCTCGCAGGTGCTCGCTATGGCGCAGGGCGTAATCCCTAACGAACCCATAGACCAGCACGATGTGTACGAGGTACTTCAAGAATTAGGGTTCACCATCGAACTGGTAC